CTCGTACCGTTTGCTTTATCGTATCTATTGATGCCGTCGTAGCCAAAGCACCAGACGTAGTCTTTACTCACTTGCCCGTATTCCATCCCATTACTTGCCAGCAAACCTTTGGTTTTGTCATAAATCGACCAGGTGTCTTCGTTGGCGTTATACCGACTCACACCGCCAGAACCCATGCCGCTGACCCAGGAGTAAGTACCCCAGCCGCCGGTCCATATATCCTCAGAATCGGCGACAATCCACGGGCCGCGCCGCGAAGCCATGCCCTGCGCTATTGCATTCTTGTCGTGTGTATAAACACTTTTTCTACAGGTTGTTGAAACGAATAACAACACTTTCCTATCGTGGTAATGAGGCTTACGTCAACCGGATTGTAGGAGACGGTAGTGTCCCTGCGTCGGTGACCTTGAATGACCGCCAGACGACTCCATCGCCCACCCTACGTGTTGCCGCTGGCTATCGTGGCGATGAAGATGTGGGAGATTGGGGAGAACGCCTGCGCGTTGATGTCCGTGATGACCCGCGAGGCAATACGACGCTAGATGGTGATACGGATCCTAGCGCCACCAGTGCCACGCTTGTGTCGGTCGATGGATTCCAAATTGGCAGCGTGGTGCGTTTCGTGGAAGGGATAAGTACGTTCCATTATCGCGTGATTATCGATGTTGACACCGCCACACGCACTATCAGTTGGACGGATGCGATTGCTCCCGTACTGAGTGATGGTTCTCAGGTCACCACCGCAGAATTTCGCTTAATCGTGCGGTATCAGGAGACGCCCACCGATGATTTTACGGTGGTGGAGGATTGGCGCAACTTGAGTATGCAGGAAGATTCAGCAGACTACGTGGTTGACCGCATCAATCACACCTTCACCGGTTCACGCTATATTACCCTCTCTGACATGAGCAGTGCAAACGCCGGGGAGGAGAATCCCGCTGTCGTTTCTAATCAGCCACTGACCAATGGTACGGAAAACACCGCGACATCCAACAACTACATCGGTGACGCCGGAGATAGAACAGGATTTTATGCTTTTGACACTGTTCAGGTGCAACTGTTAGCGGTGCCTGACGCGCATCTCAATGCCGCAATCCGAGAAAGCGTAGTGCGGGGCGCATTAGACTATTGTGCGGCGCGTGGGGATTGCACCGTCGTCGGTTCAGCGCCGGATCGAGGGTCGGGGGTAACTCCCCGGTCGGTCAGTGACTACAATGAGTTGGAGAGCGATTACGTCGATACGGTCAAGGGTTATTCCGCGCTTTTTCAAGCGAGCAAAACGTATGGCGCATTGTACACACCGTGGATACGGGTCAACGACCCAATCGGATCCGGGGCGGCTCCAGCTCGATTTGTACCCCCCGATGGACATGTGATGGGGGTATATGCTCGCACAGAGCAAGAGCGGGGGATTTGGAAGGCGCCTGCCGGCAATGCCGCTCAGATTCGAGGGGCTCTCGATGTTTCAGCAACTTTCACTGATGAGCAACATACCGACTTGGTGCGTAATGGCTTCGTGAATGGCATCCGCCGTCCCCCTGGGGCAGGCATCGTCGTGGCCGCCTCGCGGACTTTGAGTACAGATACACTCTGGTGGTTCGTGAACGTACGTCTACTGTTCAACTTTGTGAAGACATCGTTGCGTGATGGATTGCGCTTCGTGCGTCAGGAACCTCATACTGCGGAATTGCGACGTATCGTGAAGTTCAATGTCATCACGCCCTTCTTATTGGGGCTGTGGCGTGGAGGAGCATTTGGTTCCGGTTCGCCGGATGAGGTCTTCACCATCAAGTGTGATGCTGAGAACAACCCACCAGCAGAGGTCAACTTGGGCAACTTCAGAGTAGAAGTCTACTTTTATCCCGTAAGGCCGGCAGAGACCATCCGTATCATTGTTGGTCAGCAACCGAGTGGGGCTTCCGTTAGTGAAGCATAAGGAGAGATTGACATGGCATTCAATATCGGAATTAATGTAGTTGAGGTTGATGGAAGTGCTGCCCCGGCGATTGTTGCGGCGCCGATTTCCATCGCTGGCTTCTTGGTACGTAGCGAACGGGGTATCCCCAACCTCCCGGTGCATATTCTTGGTCTTACCGATTACTCCAACAATTTTGGTGGAGACGTTGGGGATTTTTACGGCTCTCACGCGGTACGTGGATTTTTCGATAACGATGGGACTGAAGCTTACGTGGTGCGTATTGTCGGCAGTGGCACCAGTCCCGCCGAAGTCACCTTAGATGACCGCGCAGCAGTTGGGACGCTGCTTGTTCAGGCTGGTATGCGTGGACGCGAAGATCCGGGCGAGTGGGGCGATGCGTTGTCAGTCGAAGTAATCGACCACCCACGAGGAACATCGGCTATACCTGCCCAAATTATCGGTTCGGCTGCGGAACCTTTCGCGCTAACCGATGGGAACACACTAGAAATCACAGTCAACGGCAGTACGACACCCGTGACAATTACCTTCGCCACTGCTGATTTTGCGAACATCAACGAAGCCTCCGCAGCCGAGGTGGCTGACCTCATCAACCGCCAGACGACGGCTGTGCGTGCGGGCGTCACACCGGGGCAGCACCTGGTGCTGTTGAGCGCAACACCGGGTACGACGTCACGTTTGGAAATCGCTGGTACTGATGCCGCTGCACTCGGTTTCACAGGGCCAACGGCGGATAGTGCTGGTGGTTTGGGTACAGGTACCACGCTGGCAGTGCTTCAAAGCACTGGCGGTTTCCTGCCCAGTTCGGCGGTACGGTTAGAAACGCGAGGACACGTCATCGCGCTGAACGCAATGGCGGCATCCACCACCGACGGTGCTGGCATTGAAGTGACAGCAGATGGTGGTTCGCCTGTGACGGTGACCTTCACGGCAAGTGATTTTGTCGGCGGTGAAGGTGCAATCACCCCAGGCGAGGTTGTGGCGGCAATCAATAGCCAAGCACAAGGCTTCACAGCCGCCTTAACCGACGATAACCGCCTCGTGCTCATGTCCAACACCTACGGATCGGGTTCCAGTATAAGTATCGCGGCTGGGGCAATCGATGCGACAGCAGACTTGGGATTAGAAACGCGAGGACGCGTCATCGCGCTGAACGCAATGGCGACATCCACCACAAACGGTGCTGGCATTGAAGTGACAGCAGATGGTTCGCCTGTGACGGTGACCTTCACAGATAGTGATTTTGTCGGCGGTGTCGCTGCAATCACCCCAGGCGAGGTTGTGGTGGCAATCAATAGCCAAGCACAAGGCTTCACAGCCGCCTTAACCGCCGATAACCGCCTCATGCTCATATCCAACACCTACGGACCGAGTTCCAGTATAACTATCGCGCCTGAGGCAATCGATGCGACAGAAGACTTGGGACTTGATAACACCATCAGCCCACCCACCATCAGCTCACCTGAGGGTGGTGTTCGTGAATACGGGGAGCTGAATGCGGTTTCAGAGGCGTACAGGTTTGTCACCTTCACCAGTGGTTTATCAACAGACGTTCCTGCCAATGTCGCCCGTATCCAGTCGATTGAATTCGATCTCGTCGTAAACCAGAACGGCACTGAAGTCGAGCGGTTCGAGTCACTCAGCATGCAAGGTGGGCTTGAATACTCCGTCGAAGCAGTCATTAACGACCAGGACAGCGGCTCCCGCTTTATTACGGTTTCTGATGCCGGGAGTGGCTCAGGAGTCGGTCAAAATGCGCCAGCAGTGGGTGGCCCTTTCCCGCTGATAGATGGCAATAACGGCAGTACGCCGACGGATACAGACTACATCGGCGATTCGGCGCAACGCACCGGGCTGTATGCTTTCGACACGGTTGATATTCAGTTGCTGGCTTGCCCCGAAACCACGTCAGCGGGGGTGGTTTCTGCGAGTCTTACCTACTGTGAATCGCGTGGCGATGCGATGTTCGTCGGTACTGCGCCACAAGGCTATGACCTCGAGGGCATCCAGACCTACGTCAGTACGTTCCGGGCTCGCAAAGTTTACGGTGCATTCTACTCGCCTTGGATACAGGTCATTAATCCTTTGGACACCAACGGCAATAATCCACATCTGTGGATACCACCAGTGGGACACATCCTCGGAGTGTACGCTCGCACCGGCGAAGCACGGGGGGTGTGGAAAGCGCCGGCGGGTGATGAAGCACAGTTGCGGAACGCACTCGGCGTGGAGTTTGACATGACCGATACGGACCACACTAACCTCGTGAAAAACGGCAGCGTGAACGGGATTCGTGCTATCCCCGGCTCCGGTATTATCGTCGATGCGTCGCGCACATTGAGCACCGACACCCGCTGGCTCTTTGTGAATGTCAGGCGGTTGTTCAACTTCGTCAAGGTTTCCCTGAGAGATGGGCTACGCTGGGTTGCACAGGAACCCCACGACGAAGCATTGCGGCGTCGGGTGAAGTTTAACACGATTACGCCTTTCCTACTTGGACTTTGGCGTCAGGGGGCATTCGGTTCTGAGCCACCCGAGCAGGTATTCACCGTTAAGTGTGATACCGAGAACAACCCGCCGGAGGAAGTAAACCAAGGCAACTTCACTGTCGAGGTCTACTTCTATGCCGTAAGGCCAGCGGAAACGATTATCATCATCGTGGGTCAACAGCAGAGCGGGGCAACCGCCTCGGAAGCTTAGGTCAGTGGTGTGAAACTGGACAACGAGGGAATTGGGAATTTCCTCACGCTTCACGTTTCACGTTTCACGCCTCACACATTACGCATTACATGATTTCGGAGGTACAACATGCCAGAAGTCACTTACGCAGAATCATATCGCACACACGGATTTCTGCTTGAAATCGAAGGCACCCAAGTTCCTGTGACGAAAGTAACAGGGCTGAATGAAGGAATGACAGAAACCATTGAGCAGATAGATGGTGGAGATACCATTGCCCGCAAAATCGCCAGCGGCCTTGTGAAGTTTGACACACTGGTGATTGAACGGAACATGGACGGCACTCCAAACGACCAAGAGTTTCTGGACTGGTTCAATGAGATGTTCAAACTCAACACCACGACGGGTGGTTCTTCAAGGGTGCGGCGCAACGGCGCCATCATCAAGCTTGAGAATGGTGAGGAAGTCTTGCGGTTTATCTTTTACGAAGGTTGGGTCAAGTCGTCCAAGTTTTCCGATTTAGAGTCCGGCTCGACCAACCTGTTCAAGCAGATTATGGAAATTGAACACGATGGGCTTGAACGAGTGACATAGTCGGAAGATCTTTTATGGGAGGAATATCATGGAAAATCGACCTGTACGCGAATTTGATTTTGAACTGCCAGTCGGTTATATTGATGATGACGGCCGGCTTCATCGCAATGCAACGTTGCGTAAGATGACCGGTCGCGAAGAGGCGGTTCTGGCCGACCGGAGACTGCGCAAAAACGGCGGAAAGCTTGTGACCGAACTTTTGTCTAACTGTCTGCTAAAACTGGGGGATCTGGAGTCTGTTACCCGTCAAGTCGTATCCGAACTCACTTCACCAGATCGCAACTATTTGCTCCTTGAGTTGCGCAAGATTACCTTTGGTCAGGAGTTGGAAGCCAACTACGTCTGTCCGGCCTGCGGTGAGACCATCCAAACGTTGGAAGATCTGGATGAACTGTCTGTTCGCCGGTTGAACGGGTCAGGACCGCCGGAAATCGTTGTCGAGCTGGAAGACGGCTACGAGGATAAAAACGGCGAGTTCTATACCCAAATGGTCTTCAAGCTCCCGACTGGCGCAGACGAGGAAAAGACTGCCACCATTGCCAAAGACAACCCCTCGCGCGGAATGAACGCGCTCTTAACTCGCTGCTTGACGGCATTGGGCGAGATGCCGTCGGAGCGCCGTCAAGCGCTCGGCACCAAAGTCATGAATGAGCTCACCATGGGAGATAGAGCACGCATTGAGAGAGCCTTTCGTCAAGAAATGCCTGGTATCGACCTCACACGGGAGATTGAGTGCGACGCTTGTGGCCGGCAATTTCGGGCGACGATGGATTTAACGAGTTTTTTCTCGCTACAGTAGGCAGTGCCGAACGACTCCGCCAGGAGGTTTTTTACCTCGGGTACCATATGCACTGGTCCTACACTGAAATTATGGATATGGATATTCAGGAGCGCCGCGAATATCTGCGTCTCCTGTCTGAACAGATTGAACGCGAGAACCAAGCTGTCGATCAAGCTAGCCGTCGACGGAGTATGTAGGTGCTCTAAATTCGATTGAAAGGAAGTCACTTAATGGATGGTGTGCTACCTGTAGCATTCTCCCTGCCGGATGCAATGGCACAAGACATGGGCAGGCAGATGCAAACCGGTCTAACCCCTTTCCTCAACCAGATGAATGATATTCTGCGTAGGAGAGACGATGAATTATCCCGGATAGGTCACGGCGTCATGAACGTGGTCCTTGACGCCCTGGCTGGTATCACGGGTTTGCAGCAGGGGGTTCAATCAGTACAGGTTGTCAATTTAGCTTTTCTTGAACTCATGTCGGCGGGGAGCTTTGCCTTCCTGGTTTTGATTTTTCTCAAGTTGGAAGACATCCACCGGCGGCTTGGCTTCACGAATGTGCGGCTTGGCGACACAAACATCCTGATTCAGACGACCAACTCGCTTCTCAGGCAGATCAGCCTGCAGATTTCGATTACGAATCAACGTATTTTCAGCCTCTACGCGCAACTAATCTCCATTCAAAACAGCGTGACAAATCTTTTGACGCAAATCGCCACGCAGATTCAGATCGCCCCGTCGATTAGTGGCCAGATAAACATCAATTTTGATTTAGGCAAAGGCGGCGATTTGCTCAAGGCGTTGGCCGAATTGTTGAAGGTCATCCTGGTCGACCATTTGCTGGCATTGGCTGAGGTACTCAAGGCACTGGCCGATGTGCTTAAGGCACTGCCGAACCTAACCGGTTTGATTGAGGCTCTCACCAAACTCACCATCGTTCTGGTTGCTACGAGAGGCAAAGGGATCGCATTCCTTCTGATCGGTTTGTTGATACTGGCCGGCTTCGTCTATTTGTTGTCCGTTGTGCTGGATCAATTCAGCGATCAGGCCTTGGCGGCAATTCCGCCGGTGATTTCGCTAATCGACGCGTTGCGCAAATTAGCAGACGCATTCACTCAACTTACTGCAGCCCAACTGGTCAAGATCGCCGCGGGGTTTGGGATATTTGCCATCTTTCTTCTCGCGCTAGGCGCTGGCTTGAGCCAATTGGATGCCGAGTTGCTCAACGCCTTGCCCAGCTTAAGCGATTTTATCGATAAGCTGGCGAAGCTACCCAACGCGCTCAAAGAGATGAGTGCAGGGAATATTGCCGTCCTGATCTTCGGGTTAGCAGCGCTGGGCGGCTTTGTGTACCTTCTGGGGCTGGGTTTGAGCCAATTGGATGCCGAGTTGCTCAACGCCTTGCCCAAGTTAAGCGGCTTTGTCGACAGTCTCATGCAGCTTGCCACTAAGCTTGGTGGCTTCGACCTGGGACAACTTTTGGTTATAGCCGGCGGTCTGGCTCTTCTGGTCATGTTTGTCGGTGCGCTCGGCCTGATTCTAACAACGTTTCTCCCTGGCTTCATGCAGGCCGGTCCTGCTCTGGCGATGGTGGTTGACAGCTTGGCCGCGCTTACGGAAACGTTGGCAGTGTTGAATATGGAACAGTTGTTCGTTTTGGGATTGGCCTTGATACTGTTGGCAGGTTTCGCGTTTGCGCTGGGCGCGGCGTTCATGTTGATCGGGTTCGGGCTGGCTATGGCGACACCCGGCTTGAACGCGCTGGCAGCCGTCCTACAACAGCTCAATTCGCTGTTCGATTCCGTTGTTGGTGCGGCTGGGCGGTTGGCGGATGCAATCCGCAGTATCCCCACTCCCAACATCTCGCTTCCATCGTTGCCGAGTTTCCAATCGGGCGGCGTGGTCACCGAGCCAACCTTGGCCTTCCTGCATCCAGGTGAGCGTGTGTTAAGCGCCAGCCAAAACCAAGCTCTTGAAAGCGGGGCCTTGTCACCCGCCTCGATCGAAGGTGCTTCAGCCGCGGTTCCGGTTGGTGCTGCTGCCCCGACCGGTCAGCAAGTAGATCAGTCGATCCACCTGGGAGGTATCAGCATAACCATCAATACGGAACGCCTCGAGGCGGACGCGGCAGAGATGCTAACTGATGAAATCGCACAGCAGTTGCAAGAAAAAATGGCTGCGTTAGACAGAAGGCAGGCCTTCGGCAGAGGTGAACTGCCAGCCGCGACCTCATAAACGTATTCGACTAAGGAACATCTATCATGTTACACCAGCAGAATCCAGTTCGTGGCTTCCTGGTTAGCGTTGGGCTTGACCCGGAGATTCTAGTCGAGTTTCAATACAACCCGACACAACTCAGGGATAGAAAATCGGTGAATTATGCCACCATCAATGCGCCCGGGCTGATTATGCCGGTGCGTCAGTACACGCATGGCGGAGACCGAACGATTAGTTTCACGGTACATATTGATGGAATGTTCAAGGGCCCGGCGGATGATCAGATTAACATCGCCAAAGATGAAAATGGGAGCATCGCGTCTGAACTGAACAAATATCGAGCTTTTCTTTACCCAAAGACAGAGAGTTGGCAACAGGCGAAAGGCAGTTTCGTAAGTGCGACGCCTCCACTCTATAACGGCATGCAGCAATTCGTCAGTCCGCCGACGTGCCGCTTTGGGTTCGGTGATCGGGTTATCGACTGCATCGTCACTGATGCCAGCATCACCGAGTTGCTGTTTAACACTGAACTGGCACCGTTGCGTGCCGATGTCTCAGTAACCCTCGTTGAGCTATCACCCTATGGGGACGAAGGAATAACATCATCCACTGGAGGTACTTAAAGATGCCAGTTAAACCGGATTCCCGTTTTGCGAATTTGCCTGTGCTTCAAGTTGTGGCGCCAGATCAAACAACACGGCAGGTTGTCGGATTACGCATTGAGCGACCACAGGTAACGGAAGAGATGACCCCGTATCAGGTGAAACAGGGCGAAACGATTGACCTGCTTGCGCAACGTTTCTACGGTGACGAGGGATTGTGGTGGCGGATTCTTGATGCCAATCCAGAAGTTATCTATCCGCTGGACATCAAGCCGGGTGAAGTGTTGAACCTTCCCGCTCCGGGTCCAGCCACTCGTGTCACACGAGCGCGGAGGTTCTGATATGCCCCTTCGGACGCCGTTTTACGAAATAAAACTTGAAGGCGAAGACATCACGTCGTGGGTCAATTCCGTCACCGTCGTCGAGGATGACCGTCAGGCGGACAACTTCACAATCACCATCCCTGACCCGCGTATGATCTATGCCGACGGGTTATTTGAAGGCAGCATCGCTGAAGTCGATATGGGATACGCCGAGCCAAACCAGCACGCGCTGATGATTCGGGTAATCATCACCAAAGTCGAATTGAGCTATCCGACAAACGGCATACCGAAGCTAACGCTGAGGGGCGAGGACAAATCCATCCTGATGGGGCTCAAAGAAGAGAATAAAGTGTGGCGTAATCAGAAGGTAACTGACATTGTACGCGAAATCGGTCAATCACACGGCTTTCGCGTGGAAGCCAATCTGAGTCCTGATAAAGACCGACTGAGCAAACCGGTACATCAGGATGGAAAGACCGATTTAGCGTTCCTACAGGAATTGGCTGGGAAGCATCATGCCAAATGTTTTGTCGAGTTGAATGAAGCGGCAGAAGAGCTCCTCTATTTCATTCCGGAGCGGCGGATTGTTAGGCTGAACCGACCGGATACGCTGGTATTGCAATATCGCATGGGGCCCAACAGCAACCTAATCAGCTTTTCACCGAGCTTCGATAGTAGTTACATCGACCGGCTGAAAGAGGTCGAAGATATCGATGACGAAGGAAATGATGTCAGCAGTCAGGAGAGGGCGCCCAGCGAGATTGTGATTTGGGAGTTGAACCAAGCAAGGATGGCACAAGCCAGTGCAGAAGATCGCACAAAAATCTATACCCTCTATAGTATCGGCGTAACCCGCAAGCAAGAACTCCAAACGCAACTGGTGGCGCGACGCGCTGCCGTCGGCGAAGTTGCCCCAAATCAGGCTGACATCGAATCAACGAACGGCTCCTTAGAGTCGCGCCGCTTGGGCATGACCGCCAGCGGCAGCACTGGCGGTAATATCTGGCTGCGTGCCAAGTCGAATGTCATTATCGAAGGAGTCAGCGAACGCTTCAACGGGGAGTGGTACGTATCCAACGTGACCCACAAGATCGATACCAACGGTTACAAGACCGATTTCAAATGCGTTCGTTAAAACGTCATCCGGGATATGGTGCATTCTTGTATCCACGTTTCTGATTCATCTAATTGTTATAAAAAAACGGAGGCGGTCAAATGGCAGATAAATGTTATGGAAAATACACGGGCATTGTAGAAGACAACCGTGACGGAGATCACCAGGGAAAGCTACAGGTGAGGGTACCGACCATCTTCGGGGAAGATGAGGTGGTGGAGGCGCGGCCGGCGCTGCCCTACGGGTTCTTTTTTGTCCCGGAAACTGGCGCGAAGGTCTGGATTGAGTTTGAAGGCGGGGATACGAGCCACCCGCTCTGGACGGGTCTGAAGTATGTCCCCGGTGAGTGGCCGCCAGAAGCAGATGCTAATCCTCCGCCGATTGGTCTCCAACAGTGGAGCAGGATTTGCAGGACGCACTTACATCCGTACTAGGCCCTGGGGACCCACCCGCCGCGCCACCGACGTATTTGAAAGGGAGGATCGAATGAATGAGTCACTTATCGGTTTTGCCTTTCCATTCCGTATTGTGAATGGCGGTGTCCGCCGCACTGAAGGCTTTGAAAAGATAGAGCAGAACGTGCGTCATCTGCTCAGTACACGACTCGGAGAACGTGTCATGGGACGCGGATATGGCGGTGGCGTCCATCATCGCTTACAGGAACCTAACGATGCGACTTTACGCACGCTCATTAAACATGAACTGGAGCAGGCGTTGCGTCTCTATATGCCAGAGGCGCGGTTGATAACACCCATCCAGGTCACCTCGCAAGGGGAAGAACTGACGATAACCATCGAATACCGAGCCGAACCACGGGATGTGGTACGGCGGTTAGAACTGGAGATTCCGTAGCAAAGGAACAACCTCATGAGCGAGCCTGTTATTCCAATTGACTATACGAACTTGGGCTATGCCTCTCTACGTGAAGCCATGCTTGAGTTGGCACGTGAGAGCCTGCCTGAATGGACCGATTTCAGTGAAAATGACCTCGGCGTCCTGTTAGTGGAACTTTTTGCCTATGCCTGCGATATAACGCTGTATTATCAGACGCGCATCGCAAGCAATCTCTTCCCCGAAACGTCGGACGAACCGGACGCACTCGTTCAGTTGCTGCGTCTCATCGGCTACGAACTCCAACCACCGGCGCCCGCCACCGCGAACCTGCGTCTCGCTTTCGATGCCGCAGAGCCGACGCCCATCGTCATTCCGGCTGGTACGCAGTTCTTCGTATCGCTATCGTCCGGTGAACAACTGACCTTTGAGACTGAACAGGAGGTTCAGATTCAGAATTCCCAACTCACCCCGCCCGACCCGAGCCGCAATTTACGCTACTTTTTGCCACTGCCGGTCGTGGAGGGGACAACGGTTACGGATGAGCTGGTTGGCATCTCGGATGGTAGCCCCAATCAGATGTACACGTTGCAGAGCAAGTCAGTTATTGCCGGGTCGGTTACCGTGACCGTCACGGAGACGGGAGGGGATACGCGCTGGGAGGAAGTAGAAACACTCGCAAACAGCAGCCCAGCAGATCGACATTTTGTTGTCCAACGAGATGGGGAGGGAGCAGCCACCATTCTCTTTGGTGATGGAAGCAACGGCATGATTCCCGTAGGGGGCACAGCCATAGCACCGGTAAACATTCAGGCAACCTATCGAATCGGTGGCGGCGCGCAGGGGAATGTTGCTGCTAATACTCAGTTTAACTCGTCGCTGACGAATATTCGCGAAGCCATCAACTTACAGGCAGCGGCTGGGGGGACTGAGAGTGAGGACATCGACCGCGCACGGTTGTTTGCGCCTCGTCTGTTTCGGACACAAGAACGTGCTGTTACCGGGCAGGACTACACAGACCTCGCCTTGCAGGTTCCCGGCGTCGGTAAAGTACGTGCAGTGGCGTTGAACTGGAATGAGCTATTGCTCTACATCGCCCCTGCCGGTCAAGTAGCTGACCCCTCCGAACTGCTGAAAAGAGATCTGTTGGCTTTCTTTGAAAGTCACCGCATGGCAACGACAACCTTAAAAATTGTTGGCCCGCAACCTGCTGACATCTACCTTAGTGCAACCATCCGGGCAGAGCCACACTACCTTCAGTCCGATGTACAAGCAGCAGTTGAAGCGGAGATTGCTGATTACCTCGACTTCGATGAAGTGGATTTTGGTCAACCGATTTATCTTAGCAAGGTATACGATGCTATCCAAAGCCTCCCTCAAGTGGCATCACTGACCGTCACAGAGTTCAGTCGTAAAACGGATGGCAGTGTGGATGCAGATGGGATTATCGAACTTGAGCCCAACGAGTTGCCTCGGCCCGGCTATCGGGATAACCCGAATACACCGCCAACGCCCGCTGACCCGACATATCGACCTGTCATCGTCACCATCATTGAAGGGGGCGTCGCGCAATGAAAACTGTAACTGGCGTCAAAGCCGTGCCTTATCTACAGGGGCGGCGCATCGACCTCACCTGGCAGAACCCACCAGCATCCGATTTCAACGGTGGTCCGCCCTTTGTTGGTATCCGCATCGTGCGGCGTGAGCGCATGTTCCCACGTTTGCCGGAAGATGGCGAGGTGGTTTACGATGCCGCCGTTATCTCGCAGTTTACAGACCAGGACCTAACCCCGCTGATGACCTACTATTACACGTTTTTTGCGATGGACGATGCGGGGGACTTTTACGCCGATGAAGGCTCTCGTGTTGCCGCCTTTGCGACTGGAAACTACAACCTCGCTGAACAATTGTACAGGCTATTGCCAGCGGTACACCAGCGTTATGACACACCGTTGAGCGCGTCTGAACTGGCAGATTTAGAGGAGTCAAACCCGGTCGCAGCCGAGGCTTTCAACGCCTTGCCAGCCGAGCTGCGTGAGCAAGGTCAGCTTCGGCGATTTTTCCGTGCTGCCTTTACGCCGCTCGACCTGATACGTAGCTTCGCCGAAGGGCTACGTTATCTCCATGATGTAGACGTAGCACGCCCGGAGTTCCTGCCGTCACTGGCACATTGGACGGGTTGGGACCTCGATTGCACGCTCCTTGTCTACGCCCAGCGCAATGAGATCAAGTTTGCCCCCCATCTCTACCGAGGCGTGGGGACGGCGCCGAATCTACGCGACATTGTGAAACGCTACACCGGCTGGTACACTCAGGTCGCAGAGTTGGCACAACATATCACTCGATCTAATATTCCTCCACAGCTCAATGTCTTTGCGATTACGGAGGATGCGAGCGGCTGGCATGGTACCGACGACGCCTCAACGATTCTGGGTTTTGGGGCTTCAAATCACGAAGCCACGGGCTATGAGGCTTCACCAGCGCTATTGGTGGGTACGACAACGGAAGCGTTTGAGCTAAACTCCGATATGGAGTTCGCCATCACCGTTGACAACAGTTCCACTGTTGTGATTCGTTTTCAGGCTGACGATTTCGATGACATGAGTCGTGCGACAGCGGCTGAAGTGGTCGCTGTGTTCAATCGCGAGCTAACCGAAGTCACTGCCACTGTTCTCTCGGACAACCGGATCGAACTCCGCTCCGAAACCATCGGGGAGGATGCGTCACTAAAGGTTGAACAGCATCTGGTCAGCCGGGTGACGCAGCAGGGAACGTCATCGATCAGTTTACCCTCACAGCCACAGGGACGCTTGCGTTACAAGACATTCCGCAATAGAACATGGGGCCGAGCATACCCCTTGACAACGGACGCGGAGGCAGCCAAAGGCGACCCAACTGCTGTCGAGTTGCCTGATGGTCGCATCTGGGTGGCGTGGATTGAAAATCCCAACACCGATGAGGCGCGTCTGCGGTTCAAGATTGGAACCGCCCGTAGTCCGCAAAGCGCACGTTTGGTAGGACAGCGCAACGAACCCTTTGCGATTACACCCGGCACATACCTGTTATTCCGCGGAAATTGGGAGGAGGCAGAAGGATTCGCGTTTGCGACGACCGATTTCGCTGACCCGCAGAATGTCACGACCGCAGACCTCGCGATAGTTCTGAACGCCCGTTTAAGTCGCGTTACTGCCTCAGTGCTACCGAACAATACGATTCAGCTTGAGACGGTTGATGTCGGCGGCGACCAACATTTGGAAATCGATATAATGTACTCAACCGCCGCGCAAGCGCTAGGGTTCGATGCGACAAACGCTGTCGCAACAGGAGCGTGGGGCGATGAGATAGACTGGGAAGCGCCACAGGAGGTGATGTCCGCCACGCCGGGCCGCCACGCCGACTTGCATGCGATGGTCGATAATGCCGGAGGGGTACGGTTGTTCTGGTCTCTCCACCGTGCCAGGTTGTGGCAGATTGTGTCAGCACGCTGGGATGGGTTAGCCTGGTTTGCCACGTCCGGTGGAGTCAGTGTGCGCCAACCCGATGGCAGTTGGATCACCTATACCACTGCCGATGGGCTCGCCAGCAATCTGGTCCTGGATGTTG